CAGAAGCCACTACAGTAACAGGTCCAACTGGTTCTAATGGTGTTGTAAACTCAACTCCTTTAACAACTGCTTCAATTACTCTTAGTACTACTAATTTAATTCCTTTTGTTAACCCAACAGGTTCATTTATAGTAAATGGTGTTACTATTGCTGTAACAGGTAGTCCAGCTCCTGCCAATACTGCTACTACAATATTTGTAGCTTCAGGATCAAATTCATCAGGTTCAATTGCTAATATTGTTACTGCATTTAATACTAGTGCTTCTGTTGCTCCTTACAGTGCTTCCTTACAATATATTACAGCAAGTACTTCAGGATCAAGTGCAGGTATATTCCTTAATTCAACTTCAGGTGTTTCTGGAGTTACAGCTAATTCTTATTATGTAACATCTGGTAGTACTACAACTTTCTTTAGTGGTGGTACAAATACTTCTGCTTTAGTATTAGCAACTTTATCTGAAGGTGCTTTAATGAACGATACAGGTAGTGAAGATATTAGTGGTTCATTAGCTTCAGGTTCTTCTGATAACATTAGATGGCAGGTTGCTAATAGTGATACTGCACAAGGTACTTTCTCATTAATTATTCGTCAAGGTAATGATAATACTGATAATCCAATTGTATTAGAAACTTGGACTAACTTATCAATGGATCCAACATTACCAAACTTTATTACTAAAGTAATTGGTGATCAAAAGAAAAATTATAACTCATCTACAAACCAAATCGAAGTATCAGGATCCGTTCCTAACTTCTCAAGATATGTAAGAGTTAAATCAGTAGCTACTCCTACTCCATTATATTTTGATAATACAGGTAATGCAAAAACTCAATATACTGCTTCAATTCCTGTAAATGATAGTGGTTCATTTGCAAACGCAACTGGTGATTTATATGTAGCAAGTTATGCTGGTGGAACTGGAGCTGCTTATTATGAAAATATTACTTCTGTAAATAACATTCAAGGTTTAAATACAGGTAGTTATAATAACATGATTGCTTTATTATCAAACCAAGATGATTACAGATTTAATGTTTTAATCACTCCTGGATTGTTTAACTCAATTCACCCAACTCAAACAACTAATATTATTAACAACACTCAAAACAGAGGTGATAATATTTTTGTACTTGATTTAGTACCGTATAACGTTACATCAATTTCTTCAGTAGCTGCTCAAGCAAATTCAAGAAATACTTCATATGCTGCTTCATACTGGCCTTGGGTTCAAACCCCAGATCCATACGGAGCATTAGTATGGGTACCTGCATCAACTATGGTAGCTGGTGTTTACGCTTACAACGATAGCGTATCAGAACCTTGGTTTGCACCTGCTGGTATTAATAGAGGTGGTTTGTCAACAGTAGTAAGAGCCGCTCAAAAATTATCACAAACTCAAAGAGATAACTTGTATGTTAATAAAGTAAACCCAATTGCAACATTCCCAGGTACTGGAGTTGTAGTATACGGTCAGAAAACATTACAAACTAAAGCTAGTGCTTTGGATCGTGTAAATGTTCGTCGTTTATTAATTGCTGTTAAGTCTTATATTTCTCAAATTGCAAATAACTTAGTATTTGAACAAAATACTATCGCAACAAGAAATGCATTCTTAGCTCAAGTTAATCCTTACTTAACATCAGTTCAACAACGTCAAGGTTTGTATGCTTTCAAAGTAATTATGGATGATAGTAATAACACTCCTGATGTAATCGACAGAAACCAATTAGTAGGTCAGATTTATCTTCAACCAACTAAGACTGCTGAATTCATTTACTTGAACTTCAATGTCTTACCAACTGGAGTTACTTTCCCTGCATAATTTTTTAAAAACGGAATATTTATAACAAAAGAAATAAAATAAAAACATGGCAATCTTAGATCCAAACGAAATATTTTTTACCGCCTTTGAACCCAAAGTACAGAATAGATTTATTCTTTATGTAGATGGAATCCCTTCATATTTAATCAAAGCGGTAAGTGCGATAGAATTGACTCAAGAAGAAATTACATTGAATCACATTAACGTTTACCGTAAAGTAAAAGGTAAATCAAAATGGGGTGATATTACAATGACTTTATTCGATCCAATTACGCCATCAGGTGCTCAAGCTACAATGGAATGGGTTCGTTTACATCACGAATCAGTAACAGGTAGAGATGGTTATTCTGATTTCTATAAAAAAGATTTAACAATCGATATTTTAGGTCCTGTAGGTGATATCGTTTCTGAGTGGGTAATTAAAGGTGCATTTATTAAAACTGCTAACTTTGGTGAATATAACTGGGATAACGATGCAGCAGCACAAAACCTTACAATTACTGTAGGTATGGATTACTGTGTATTGAATTTCTAATTAAAAATAAAATTAAAAAGAGCTCGCAATTTTTGCGGGCTTTTTTGTTTTTCATATATTTATATATGACAATAAAGTTATAACCAAACAGATTATGGAAGAAAATAAATTTAAATTCCCGACCGAAACCGTGGAATTACCATCAAAAGGTTTAGTCTATTCCTCATCCTCCCCCTTATCAAAAGGTACTGTAGAGATGAAATATATGACAGCAAAAGAAGAAGATATTTTAACAAATCAGGCCTATATCAAAAAAGGTGTTGTGTTTGATAAATTATTAAAATCACTTGTTGTTACTGAAGGCATTGAATTAGATGATTTAATTGTGGGTGATAAAAATGCCCTTTTAGTTGCTTCTCGTATTTTAGGTTATGGTGGAGATTATAAATTTTCATTATATGGAACAGATTATAATGTTGATTTAACTACTCTTGAAAATAAATTTTTTGGTGATGAAAATTTTGAAAAAGGTAAAAATGAATTCAAATTTGTTTTACCAAATTCTAAAATAGAAATTTCTTTTAAATTATTAGATGGTAAAGCAGAAAAAGCAATTGATGCTGAATTAGAAGGTTTAAGAAAAATCAATAAAGACTTATCCCCAGAATTAAGTACAAGATTAAAACATTTAATTTTATCTGTTGACGGTAACTATGAACAAAAAGTTGTACGTGAATTCGTAGATAATTATCTATTAGCAAAAGACTCTAGAGCGTTGCGTGATCATATTAAAAATTTTCAACCCGACGTAAATATGACTATAAACCATAAGGATGAAGACGGCTTTGAGGAGGAAGTCACCATCCCCGTTACTCTTAACTTTTTTTGGCCTGAATCCTAATTCAGTAGCAGAAGAAAGAATGGCTCTTTTTACTCAATTACATGAAATATGTTTTTGGGGACAGGGAGGATATGATTTCGAAACAGTTTATAATTTACCTTTATGGTTGAGAAATTTCATTTTTAGTAAAATGAAAAAACATTACGACAAAGAAAACAGTAGTGACCAAGATGCTGCTGTACAAAAGTCAATAGCTAATTTAAAAGCAGGCGCTCAACCAAAACAAAAAGTATTATATAAAACAGAGGCATCAAAAAAATGATGCCTCTTAATATTTATAACATATAATATTCTATAATGACCGAGAAAGACAAAGACAAACAATTATCAGAATTAAAAAAACAAATTAATGCTCTTAATAATGAGATAAAATCATTAGGGGGAGATGCTTATAAAAATTTAGATAAAATATTTGATGGCTTTAACGGAGACATAAAAGAAGCTCAGAAATTTTTAAAACAATTATCAAACGAAGCAAGTGATTTAAAAAATGTTTTTGGTAATATATCTACTACTTTAAGAAATGTAGTAAAAGATTTACAAGGAGCAACAGACCCTGCTAAAATAATAACTAATTCTTTTAGTAAATTAGAAGGAATTTCAAATAAATTACTTTATCATAGAAAAGAAGAAGATGTTTTAACAGTAAAACAATTAAAAGCTACTTCTAGACAAGTAGAATTAGAATATGAAAAATTAAAACTTCAAAGAGATGAACTTAAGTTATTAATAGACTCTGGAAAAGCTACAGATAAACAAAAAGCAGTATATGAAGAAGTAAACCAAGCTTTAAGAGACAATAAATCATATTTAAAGGACCTTTTAAAGGAAACTGAAAAAACTTTACAAACCGAAAAAGAAATCCAAAAAACTTTAGGTATTACTGGAGCTTTATTTAAAGGTATTCAAGGAACTTTACAAAAAATAGGAATTGAAAGTGAACACTTTGAGGACATGAATAAAAACCTCAGAGAAGCAGCTAAATCAGGAAACGCTTTTAAAGTTTTAGGAACAGGTATTAAAGAAATATTTAAGGGAATAGGCTCAGCATTAAAAGATCCGGTAGTTATAATGGGTCTTTTAACAACAGCTTTTAGTAAATTATATACTACATTTACTGCTTTTTCTCAAGCAGGTGTTGATTTAGCTAGAAATTTTGGTATAGCTAGAAAAGAAGGAGATCAACTTCAAAAACAATTTTTAGATATATCTTCTTCTAGTGAAAGTTTATCTGCTACTGTTCCTAATATAAGTGAAGCTTTTATAGATTTAAATAATGTAACAGGAACTTTTGCTAATCTTTCATCAGAAACATTAACTACATATACTGATTTAACTAAAGCTTTAGGAGTTAGTAAAGAAACAGCTGGTACTTTTTATAAATTATCTTTAGTAACTGGAAAGTCTTTTAAAAA